AAAGCACTAAACGCTAATACCCGAGGCTTCAACGCCCAAGGGGTCTCGGCCAAGGCGATGGCCGCGAACCTTCGTAACGTGCCCGCGCAGTTCACTGACATCGCTGTTTCGCTTCAGGCCGGCCAAGCGCCGCTTACGGTTCTCCTGCAACAGGGCGGCCAGCTTAAAGACATGTTTGGGGGCATCGGCCCTGCGGCGAAAGCACTCGGCGGTTATGTCCTCGGATTGGTGAACCCATTCACCCTGGCAGCGGCAGCGGCAGCAGTGCTAGCACTCGCCTATAAACAGGGCAGCGACGAAACAACGGCGTTCACCAATGCGCTGATCCTGAACGGAAACGCCGCCGGCACTAACGCGAACCAACTGTCCGAACAGGCACAGAGTGTCAGCAAGTCGGTGGGCACTGTTGGCGCCGCTGCGGCTGTCCTAGCGCAACTCGCAGCCTCCGGTAAGATCCCCGCGTCCTCGTTCGACACGATCGCCATTGCCGCTCTGAAGATGCAGGAAGCCACGGGCAAAGCGGCAGAAGAGACAGTCAAGGACTTCGAGAAGCTGGCGAAAGACCCGGTCAAGTTCTCCAAGGAACTTAACGACTCACTGAACTACTTGACCACTTCGACCTATGCGCAGATCGAAGCGCTACAGCGCCAAGGTGACGCGCAGGGGGCAGCCAACTTGGCCGAAGCCTCCTACGCCGAAGCTCTGACTTCCCGTGCGAACAAGATCGTCGACAACCTGGGATACGTAGAGGGCGCATGGGCTCTAGTCAAGAAAGGTGCGAAAGAAGCTTGGGATGCTGTACTTGACATCGGACGTGAAGGAACCCTCGAGCAGAAACTAAAAGTTCTCAATCAGCGCCTTCAGGATATCGCAAACGCTGACGCGATAAACGCTACGCCGGGTAGCGGCGGTTTCCTCGCGCCAAGCGACGACCTGCGCCGGGAGCAGACCGAAAAGGAAATCACGCAGCTCCTCGTACAACAAGAGGAAAGCCGCAAGCGTGCCGCCGTACAGGCGAACATCGTCGCGCAGGACAAACGAGGCATCGCAGCTGTCGAAGCGTTGAACAAGTCCCTGGACGATACGGCGCCGAAGACAGACAAGCTCGCCAAGCGTTTCGCGGAGATAGATAAGCAGGTCGCAGCAGCGGCGAAACGCGGTGTGCAGTACAGCGAAGCCCAAGTTGCCCAGTTGCGCAAAGCTGCTGAAGAGCAATTCAAAGCCGACAAGGTCGCAGCGCCGAAAGCTGTTCGTGAAGACGCCGGGCAGAAGATGCTTGACAGCCTGCGTCAGCAGGCCGCCGCGCTGCAGCTTCAGTCTGAGACCGGCGAGAAGCTCGGCGTTCAGGCACAGGCCCTGGCGAAGTTCCAGCAAGAAATTGCCGACATCAAGACGAAGCAGATTCAGACCGCTGATCAGAAGTCGCTCCTGGCTAGCGAAGCGCTGATCACGGCTCAACTGAAACGAAACGTTGCACTTGAACAGGAAGTCGCTGCTCGCAAGCAGGCGACAGCCGAAGCCGGCAAGCTGGCAGCGTTCCAAGAGAATCAAGCGTCGAAGCTCAGCACCGCGCAGGAAGGGCTAGATTCACAACTGGCCGGACTTGGTTCAGGCGAGAAGCTGCGCGAACGGCTGAAAGAAGACTTGGCGATCCGGAAGGAATACCAGTCGGAAGTCGACAAGCTGAACAAGCAGTTCAACACCGGGCAGATCAGCGAAGACCTTTACACCCAAGAGACAGCGATCCTTGAAGAGAACCTGGCGTCTCGCCTGGTGATGCAACAGGACTACTACAATCAACTGGACGAAGCGCAGGGTTCGTTCTTCCTCGGTGCGTCTGAAGGTTGGGCAAACTGGGCTGAAGAGGCTACTAACTTCAGCGCGCAGGCGGCCGAGATGGTAACCGGTACGCTCAACACGCTAAGTAGCGGCTTAGCTGATAGCTTCATGTCGATTCTCGATGGCACCAAGACGGTAGGGGAAGCCTTCGCGGATCTCGGAAGAACCATGGTTCAAGCAGTCGTCGGCGCCCTAGTCAAGATGGCCGCCCAATGGCTCGTGTATCAAGCTGTGCAGCTCTTGGTGGGCTCCACGTCGTCCGCAGCGTCTATCGCACAAGCCGGTATCACCGGTACAGCAATCGCTGCGGCGTATGCACCTGCGGCTGCACTAGCCTCCCTCGCGTCCTTCGGGACCAATGCTATCGCGGCAACCGGCGCTATCCTGTCCACGACAGCAGTAGCCGAAGGGGTAGCACTGGCCGGTATGGCGCACGATGGTATTGATTCTGTACCGCAGACGGGCACCTGGTTGCTCCAGAAAGGAGAGCGAGTTACAACAGCACAGACCAGTGCCAAGCTGGACAAAACCTTGAACGATATAAAATCGCCAACCGGAACCGGCAGCACTACGGTAAACTTGATCGAAGACGCATCACGCGCCGGGCAATCCCAAGAGCGTACCGGCGACCAGGGGGAGAAGATGATCGATGTTTTCGTAGCGGATCTACTAGGCGATGGGCGTACGGCTGATGCGATGAACCGTAAGTTCGGTTTGCAGACGGCGGGCCGCTAATGTCGATCCCAGCCTACCCGGAAGGGCTGCCTTGCCCGCTGCGGGAGAACTACGCGTTCACACCGGTCAATAATATCCGGCGCACGGCGATGGACAGCGGTCGGGCTCGCCAGCGGATTGAATTCCGCAACGTACCGATTATGGTTTCGTTGCGTTGGGTTATGTCTTCTCCGCAGGCATCCCTGTTCGAAGCTTGGGCCGCGCAGGTCGTCGGCGCCGGATGGTTTGAGATCGAGCTGCTTACTCCGTTAGGCTTTGATACTCAAGAGGTACGGTTTACCGAAACACCAGTAGGCGGGGAGCTAACAGGGAAATTCCTCTGGAAGTATCAAGTAAACTGCGAAGTAAGGAATCGACCTTTGTTTGACCCTGGATGGGCTGAGATATTGCCCGACTACATTTTGCATGCAGACATTTTCGATTTTGCAATGAATCGGGAATGGCCTTTAAACCCATGGCAGACCTACATAGACGCTATGGATACCGCAATTAACGAGGACTGGCCGCAGCCATGAGTAATTACAATACCGGGAACCCCGTCCCATCTACTGACCCACGTGACCTGGACGACAACGCGACGGTGTTCGATAACCTTGCGAATGGCACAAATGCCAGCTATCCAGACCGCCTCGGGGTAGCGCGTAAGAGCTGGTATCAGATGGAGGCAGACGCAGCCGCACTGGTTTCGCCGAACGTTGCTGCACTTGCCAGCTTAACTGGCGCTGCGGATCGCGGGTTCTATTTCACGGGTTCGGCTGCGATGTCGCTCTATACCCTGTCTGTTCTCGGTAGAACCCTAGGTGGTATCGCGAACGCAGCGGCAGGGCGATCAGCCCTCGGAGCTGCGGCATCGGGGGCTAATACCGATATCACGAGCATCACCGGAAGCGCGGCCAGTCTGACTACCTCGCGCAGCATCTCAACCACTGGCGATGCAACGTGGACTGTCAACTTCAACGGCACGGCAAACGCTACGGCGGCTATCACCTTGGCGAACAGCGGGGTCGGCGCGGGGACATACCAAGAGGTCACAGTTGATGCTAAAGGTCGGGTTACAGCGGGCGTTGCTCTTGGTGGATTCACTAACCTGCCATTGTCAAATAGCTGGGTAGCTGGAGCGCGAGCCGCCTACCGTAAAGTATTTGATATGGTGCAAATTGAGGTTGTAGTAACTGGCGGAGTTGTTACAGATAACACCGTTGTTGGCACTCTTCCCTCGGGATTCAGACCAACCCAAACCATTACTATCCCTGTGGTTGCAGGCCCAGCGGCCACTCCTGCTATAGGCTCTTTACCTCCCAGGGTACTAGTCGGGACGGACGGCACAATCAAGTGCCTGAACATAGGTTCCGGCCAAGCAATCCAATTCAACACTTTCATATCTACAGTGTAAGGATTCACATGACCAATACTTATCTAACAGGCAATCCTCTTGGGTCTACGTCGCCTAAAGACCTCTACGACAACGCCTCGAATTTTGACGACGCGATGAACTCTGTTGCCCCCGCGTTCATTGACCGGTTCGGCAAGCGTCGCGAGACTTGGGCGGGATTCGAAGCGGCTTTCGCAGCGTTTCTGCTCCAGTCCGGCTATGAGTTTATCGGCGACTATGACGCCGATGGCCCTCTCACCATTACGCGGCCTAATCAGATCTTTTCGAAGGACGGGGATTATTGGCGCGCAGGGCCTGCGCTCAGCCTGCCGTATACCACTGTAAATAATTGGGTAACAGATCAGCCAAAGTTCGTGTCTGTAGGTGACGCTGCGCTGCGTGCCGCCCTAGGCAGTAGCGATCCGCTTATGGGGTCTGCGCTCGTGTACGGCGTAGGACGTGTTGTCGATACTATTGCCGCATTGAAAGCGCTTCCTGCTACCGGCAGTCATCATGCTTTCGTCGCGGGTTATTATCTCGCCGGAGACGGTGGCGGCGGCTCTTACCGTTATGACGGCACCGATGTAGCTTCACCGGACAACGGGGGCTCAGTGATCGTCGCTACGGACGGAGGCCGTTGGAAGCTCACCCAGTACAACGACTGGTCGGTCCTTCAGTTTGGCGCGAAGGTCGATGGCGTGACCAATGACACCGTTGCCATCCAATCCGCTATTGATGCGTTGCCGCTGAATGGCGGCACGGTGCGGATACCTGGTGGTAAAGCCAAGGTAACCACCCTCAAGTTAGGTAACGGCGATGCGGCCACTACGCCATCCACGCGCAACGGCATTAAGCTGATCGGCCAGGGGGCTGGTTTTGCTATCAGCGGTGCGCAGGTTCCTACTATCCTCTCTTGGGCTGGTGCAAGTTCTCCGGCTGCGATCATTAGCGTAGCCGGCCGAATTTCAGATTGTCGAGTCAGCGGTTTTTTCCTCGAGTGCAACGCGCTTTGCTCCGGCATGGCGCTCAACTCTTTCAGCGGTTGCGATTTCGAAGACTTAAAGATTGTTAACCCGAAAGAAACCGGCATTAGTGTTCTTGGAGGCGGAGCCCCGACCGGCAACTACAACGTCTTCAACAAGTTCGGTCAGATCAATATCGCATTGTTCCAGCCGAACAGTGTCGGCCTGTACATGGATGGTAACTACGCTCAGCAGAACGACACATGGATTACGGATTTTGAACTGGTACGAATTGAAGTCGTGGCCGGTGCAACTAACGCTGTCTGCGCATGGTTTAAGTTCGTTGACTCCGTGTCATTCCGCCGTTGCCATTTTGACGCCGGCCCGGAGCCAACTGCTGTAAGCTGCATTTTTGACGCGATGAATAATCATGCTTTCCCAGTCGGCATGGCTTTCTATGACTGCTCGATCAATCGCACTGTTGTCTATGAGGATTCAACTCACAAGATTCGTAAAAACTATTTTTACGGTTTCGGGACGTATGACCTTGAAACAATTCCAACTCACAATCTGCTTTGCGGCATCACGGACACCGGTGAAGTTTTTGGAGATTTCCTCTATAACGAGGCATGGCTAAGCTATGTGCCTACCATAACCGCATCGTCCGGCACTATTACAACTGCGGCGGGCGCGATGCGCTACCGTCGAATCGGTAAGCAGGTGTTTTTTACTTGCGATCTGTTCATCACCACAAACGGATCAGGAGCCACGGCTGTGCGAGTTACGCTGCCCCCTATCCCAGGTAACGTATCAACTAAAAATTTCTACTGTACAGGCCGTAACGTTACCGCTGGGGGCGCGCTTAACGTAGTACTGGCCGCAAATAGCCAGACTGCTTTTGTCCGTAAGTACGACGATACTTATCCGGGGGCTAACTCTACAACACTTGAGTTTTCCGGCATGTACGAGATCGCGTAGGATGAGCATAATCCTGGCTGAAGTAAACGCCGGGGCGAACGAGCGTCTTGATGAAATCATCAGGACGCTCGAACTCGTCAGCGACGCATGGGTAGGGTCGGTGTTCATCTGCACCGGCTTCGAGGACATTACCGCGGTAACGGAGGACGCTCGAACCGTTACGTTCATCGGTGCGAATATCGATATCGCCCTGGCGGCAAAGAACAACAAAGGCAATCAGACCCTAGCCTTCGCGGTGGATAACACCACAGGCGAAGCGTCACGGCTAATCGACCAAGCGGTCGAAGCCAACGCCCGTGTAACGGCGATATACCGTACATACTTGAGCGGCAACCTGCTGGCGCCGGCTGAGAAGCCTTACGTGCTGGCGCTGCTCTCGGGCTCGATTCAGGGGCAGGTGGCGCAGCTTCAGACCGGGTACTTCAACCTGATCGGTGTTGCGTGGCCGAGGAAGCTGTACACTGTTAACTTCGCGCCGGCACTCAGGTATCTCTGATGGATTGGGTTAATAAATACCTCTACAGCACTTATGAAGACGGGGGCCGCGGCCCGGATAAGTTCGATTGCTGGGGCCTGGTGCGCCATGCGCGCCATTTCGAACTAGGACAAAGGTTGCTGCCGTCTTACGGCAGTTTGCGTCCAAAAAAGCCTAGAGAAGCGTCCGAGGTGTATGCGGCGGAAGTCCCCCTTCTGGAGCCCTGCGAGGCGGAGCACGGCGCTATTGCATGTGTGTTGACAGGGCGGATCTGCTCCCATGTAGCTATCGTCCTTGATTCGCCAACAGGGCTACGCACACTGGAAACCAGTGCGAAGCGCGGCCCTCAGTTCGTGGCGCTCCGCAGGTGGATGCGAGACTATCCCAACGTGGTTTTTTATAGAGACCGGACATGATCGAGATTTACGCCAGTCGTTTGTCGGATGAAGGCAAAGAGACGTATAAGACCCGTAAACGTCAAACCCTGGCCGAATGGCTTTACCGCCATGGTATTGATCGGGGAACCGATCTTACCCAACTAGCCATGAGTCTCTATCTTAATGGCGACCTGGTTCTGCCTTGGCAATGGCGCGCAACTGAGTTCGACGCAAAGGATCATGTGGAGATCTACCGGGAGCCTAAAAGCGGTTTTGAAGTTCTCGGTGCGTCTTTCTTAGCGGTATTCGCGGCTAAGGCGGTACTCGGTCTGTTGATGCCTAAGCTCCCCGGCATGCCCAATAGCAGCACAGGGCCTCAGGGCAAACCTCTCGATCAGTCCAGTAGTAAAGGCAATAAGGTAAAGGTCAATGACGTACGCCCGGAGCTGTTCGGCTACAACCCACAGCGCTATCCAGATTACCTGGTGCCTCCGCGAAGCTACTTTGCATCGCCTCGAGATATCCGCACTGAGATGTGCCTGGCCGTAGGGCAGGGCTCCTACTTCATAAACACCAATGAGATCAAGACCGGCGAGACGCCGCTTGCCTCATTGGGGGACGCCGCGTCATTTTCCACGTATGGCCCCGGCGAAGATTTGAGTGCGGATGCCGCCCACCTTTTCTGGTACACGGCTCCAGAAGTAGGGGCGAGCAACACGGGTGCTTCCGGTCTGGAGCTGACGGTGGGTAGTGCTCTTAGCTCCAACGTCTCCGCATCAGTGCTTTCCTTCAGCGGCGATGTCGTCACGATCCCAAGCGGCGCAGGCACCTTCCCCGCGGATTGGACAGTAGGCCTGATCATCAACGTGGCCGCGCCCTACAATTACACCGTGGCGGACGGTACGGGCTCCGGCGGACGCGATGTAATCTCCGGCCCGATTGCCCAGCACCATTTCCTCGTTGGGGATCAGATCCAGATCAATGGGCAAAACCAAGGCTTCTATAATGTTCACGCAGTAACCTCGACTACGCTTGAGGTCGACTATGATGGGGGCGCCGCGGGTACAGGATTGGTTATCGGCCCCGTGGTCATGTCGATGTCTTACCGAGGGCTGCGTTTCCGCATACTGGCGATTACGACGAACACGATGCAGGTGAAGCGTATCCGCGCCGACGGCACTGATGACAACTCATGGCCCGGTTGGGACGCCAATAGTTCTAACGTCGCGCAAGTGCTACTGGACAGCTCTAACTTCGCTGCGGGATACCGCGGGCCTTTCCCCGCGTGCCCCGTCGGACAGGTAGTAACCGCAATCGAAGTCGACATCTTCTATCCTAGCGGCTTGGTCTTCCTCGACGCGCAGGGCAACTATGGTGCACTGGTCGGCTATCAGTCGTTGGAATATCGGGACATGGCTATCGGCGGCGCATGGACGGCGACAACTATTCAGGCAACGGACAATACGCTAGACGCCCAGGGATACACGTACCGGATCGATCTGCCGTATACGATGCGTCCTGAAGTACGGGTGAAGAAAATCTTCGTCAACCAGGGGAGCGGCGACCCGGACAAAGAACAGAACGACACCATGATGTGGAAAGCCCTCAAAGGCCTGATGCTTAGTTCGTCGCCTACCTCCTACGCCGATACGACGGTTCTAACTTGCAACCTGCGTGGCGGCGATCGCCTCTCCTCGCAGAGCGAAAGCTTAATCAACCTGGCATGTACGCGAATGCTCCCGGTGCTCCGCGATGGCGCTTGGCAGACAGCGCAGCCAACTCGTGAGATCTCCGCAGCGGTCGGTCACATCATCCGGAACGTGGGATACAACGATTTAACGGATATCGATCTCGTTGAACTGGAACGCCTGGAATCGACGCGGTGGACTCCTCGGGGGGATACCTACGATCGCATCGTCACAAGCGCGGGAACCGTCAAGTCAAACTTGATTGACGTTCTGTCGGTAGGCTTCTCGGAGCTGACCATTGATCGCGGGGTATTGGTTCCGGTGCGTGATGAACCGAGAGGTCCGGCGTTCGATCACGTCTATAATCCGCAAGTGATGCTCGACCCTCTGTCCTACGATTTCACGATGCCGGATCAGCCGGACGATTTCGACGGCGTGGACGTGGAGTATTACGATCACATTACGCGTCAGGATGAAACGGTAGAATGCCGGCTACCGGGCGACGCTGGCGAGCGCGTAGAGAAGCTTCGCGTAGACGGTATTGGCGTCCGGTATAAAGCCTGGCAGTGGGGCATGCGCCGCCGCCGCGGCCATGTCTATCGCCAACGGCAGTACAGCTTCAAGACGGAATTGGATGCTCTTAATAGCGCATATTTCGATTACGTCGCGTTGGGGGTAACAACGCCAGGTTACGGGCAGAGCGCTGAAGTCGTAGGATACACCGCAGGACCGCCTGTCACGCTCGAATCGTCTGAACCTTTAGACTGGTCCGTACCGGGCGTCTACAAAGTGCTGGTGCGCCGTAAGGACGGCACTGCATCGGGTCCGTATACCGCGACCCGAGTTGACGACTATACCTTCACTGTCCCAACCCTGGACTTCGTGCCGGACTTGAGCGGGCAGATCGACACGCCGCCGATCATCCAGTTCGGCCATGAATCAAAATGGTGTTTCCCCGCGTTGATCACCGATGTGTCGCCGCAGGGCACTCGGACGTGTAGCGTGAAGGCGGTAAATTACGACGAACGTATGTACCTTGACGATGACGCGTTTCCGCCGTAGTGGCACATGCGTGATACACTGCCGCAAACTAAGTAGGGGTACGTCATGCGGGAGCAATGTTCACTTTACGCGTACCTCTGGGTATGCGCGCTGCTAGCGGGGATAAACGGTTTTGCCTTCGCCGGGGCGGCCATTGGTTGTTGCTTCTATATGGCCGCCCCACGAGCTACCAGTTTGCGTGAACGATTCTTTCTTTCCGTGTTCTCATTCGGTATGGGCTATGGCGGCGGCATCTACTGGTACGGTGGTCCCCCGCCTTATAGCGAAAAAGCCATGATCATCGCCGGGGCAATCTCCGCGCTGATCGCCGTGGTGTTCACCGCATTGGGCTACATGGTCGAGAAAGATGGCCCAGTGCCAGAATGGGTTAAGACCATCATCGGGCTTATTCCGTTTTTCAAAAGCCGGGGTGGTAACGATGGAGCTTAACGTTATTCTGCTTTGGGTAGAGTGCGTGATCCACTTCGCCACCTTCCTGATCATCTTCCTCTACAACGAAAGCCACTCACGACAACGCTGGGGCGTCTCCATGCTCGCCATAGGGATCGCCTCAGCTAACGTCGGGCTCTTCGCGCTGATAACCTTCAGCATCGTCAAGCCGGGGCCGGCAATGGTCCACGCGCTGCTCATACTAGCTTTCGGTTGTCTTCTCGGCTTACTAGTCAGGGCACGCGGTAACGTGGCGAAGATGATCCCGCCTATCAATACGAGAATGTTCTTATGACTCTTCGATCCGATATCGCCGCAGGGCTCGCGTTGCTCCCGGCCAAGATGAACTCGGAAGACGCTTCCGTCCTGCTCTACGCCACCTCTCGCCAAGAGAACCCTCAGCGCCTACCTCAGCAAGTTGGCGGACCGGCCGTAGGCGATTACCAGTTTGAGAAAGGCGGCGGTGTAAAGGGGGTGATGACACACGGTGCCGTGGAGGATTTGACTCGTGCGGTTTGCACGGCGCGCAAAGTTTCCTTTGACGCCGGCTCTATTACGCAAGCGCTTAAGACTGATCCAGTCCTCGCTGCAGCACTAGCCCGCCTCCTCTACTACACCGATCCGAAGTCAATGCCGTACGCTGGCGACGCCCTGGCCGCGTGGCAACTCTATCTGCGCACCTGGCGTCCTGGCGCCTACGCACGACAGCCTGAAGAGCTTCGCGCCAAGTGGACGAAGAGCTACGCCGATGCGATGAAAGCGTATGGTCTTTAATTCCGCTTACGGATACGCGCTGGCGCTTCTAGTAGGCGCTGGCGGCACGTGGTACGTCCAGGAGCTGCGCTGGGAGACGGATGTACAGGAACGCAATCTGGCAACCGCTACGGCGATCAGCGCGAACGTGGACGCAGTGAACCAACAGCTAATCGCGTCACGCGCGCAGACAGAAGCCATTCGGCAAACCTTCATCGAGTACAAGGCAGGTAAAGAGAATGAGACGAGTGCTCTTGAGCGGGCTGTTGCTGATGGCACTAAGCGGCTGCGTATCAAAGCCAGTTGTCCAGCAGTGCGCGCCGATGGAACCGTTTCCGGCGGAGCTGTCAGCGGAACCGCAGAGCTTACAGCCGAATCTGGACGCGCTTATTGGGATCTGCGGAGAGGACTCGACCGGCAGTTTGCCGAGTTGCAGTTCTGCCGGTCGGAATTGAGGAAGCGATCAGCGCGGTAAACCCCTAGCGCGTCCTGCGTACTTCTGAAGCTTTGTCAAATGACGATCCTTGGCTTTGGTCGCCGAATGCCTGAACTTTTCATGCAGCCAAACCCACGGCAGGAAGAACTGTTTACACTCTTCCGCTATGTGATGCGCATAATTGAATTCTTTCTTCGCCGGGCGCTTAGCGAAATCCGTAGTCGAATATCCGTGACCAATGTAACGTCCCTTGCCACGGAATTTATGCTTAGGTTTACTCACAGTAATACTCCTCTTCGTCAGTTGCATTTTGCGCAGCGGCTGTCGCCCGGCAGATAACCTGGGCGTCCTGCGTGAAGTACGCGGCCACTGGTTGGGGCGCCGCGCCGGGGAACGCGATAACGTAGAGCATGGCTAGGATTTTCATTTGCGCGGCTGCCTCATGAAAAAGCTCGTAACTGCTTCGGCCAAGAAGCGGGCACCCATTTCTGAGAGGCCGCCCGCAAACGCACTAGCTGCCCCAGCTCGTTCCGAATACTCTTGGTCGAGACGCAAAGCGACAGCCGAGCAAAAGCCCGCGATGTCCTCTTCGTCCATTTCCTTTACGAGCTTGTCGACCGAAAGGAAAACCGTTGTTTCTACGTCAACACCTAACTTGTCACTCATTCCGCCTCACTCCTTTTCGCGGCCCGCACCATGCGAGCGCCGAAGAATTCGACTTTCTCAGCGTTGTACAACGCTTTGTTGTCCGCCTTTACCGCGCCGCCCATGCGGCCAGTGCAGGTACGCCAGATCGCTTTAAACGCTTCGCCTTCTGCGAAGGTCATGCCGAGCGCTTCAATAATGTCGATGCTCTCGGCGGTGTATGGTTCGCCTTTGCTGATGGGGTCTGCGACGTGGCATTTGTAGTAGTCAACGCTACCGCCGGTTTTCTGCGATTCGGAATTCTCAGCGGGTGTTTCGAGTATTTCTAAGCGAGCTTTGAGCCAGTCCTGTTTGCTCACAATGGCGGTTAACCAATCTTCTGAGGTCGGCAACAGGGTGTCGTAGGCCCATTTCAAACGGTTGTCTATTACGTATTCGACCCGCCCCGATACGCTCTGCGTCAACAAGGCATGGTCAAACTTTTTAGGCCATGCCTTTAGCTCTCTCGCCAGTAAATCAATAAGTTTCATGCTGCCGCCAGTTTTCTGTTGGGTCATACGAGATCCTCTGTCCAAGGTAAAAGCGGTGTGTCGTAGCCGAGCATCAAAGGGTGTTTAGGATCGCCGGACGCGGTTAAACCGAAGTGCATTACGGGTTTACCAGATGCTAAAAGCGTTCCCAAGAGATCGGCTATGTGGGGTCGGATGGCCGGCGGTACTTTCGAAGAATTGCCCCAGCAAGGCACGAGCACATCGGCATCCTCAATAATTTCGTCGATGTGCTCGGCACTAAAAATCCCATTGCAATACGCCGCTGTGCCTACTTCCCTTACGTCCGTAGCACGATAGGTAAACACGTTGCCTACGATGAATTTCCGGCCGCCGTTTCGCAAAGTGAACCCCCGCCATTTGCGGACGGTTGCGTCGTCAATATCCGCGTCCGCAGTCGAAGGGTTAATTCCGAAATACGCGAAAACCTTGCCTTCTGTCTGGACATCGCGGTCGAGCCTGTACCGATACCGGCCGCACTCACTTATCACTGCGCTCATGCTGCCTCTCCTTCGATTGTTTTGAAACCACGTTCTTTCATGGCTTCCATTAATATGTCCTGCACCTCGCGTTTGCTGTGCAGGCGCTCCAGTACCAGTTCGTCGATCGTGTCTTTCGCCATGATCATGTGCATGAACACCGGACGCTTGAACCCGGCTTGCAACTGGCGGGTAGGCCCGATGCGTTCAATCGCTTGCAGGTAGTTTTCTAGCGACCACGAGTAGCCGAAGAACACCATGATGTTGGTGTGGTACTGCAGTCCATCGACCCCGTGGCCCATACTGGCCGGGTGGCCGAACCAGATGCGCCCTTCGCCTGCCTGAGCTCGTTCCAGGGCACCTTTCTGCGACAGGTCAATGCCATCTGGGAATCGCTTCTTGAGACGCGCCAGGTCACTCTTGAAGTTGTACAGGCAAAGTATTGGCATGCCCGCTGCTTCCTCTACTATTTCCTCGAGCGCTTCCAGCTTCTCGTTATGCACAACCTCCCACGCTTCTCCACCTTCCAGGTACATGGCGCCGTTCGCCACCTGCATGAGCTTCATTGATTTGGCCGCAGCGTTCAGTGCCTCGATCTGCGTTCCGCTCTCCAGCTCCAGGAAGAACTGTTTCTCCATCTGCTTGTACATGACCTGCACGGCGGCCGGTAGCTCGACCATGATCTTGTTGATGATTGGAGCTTCCAGGTCAAACCAGTCGGCGGCATCGATCGTGATACACACATCGCGCAACGCTTCCTGCATCTGCGCTTGTGCGTTGTCATTAGCCTCTACCCCGAATCCAGTGTGCGAAGCGTGAAACCAGCGCTGCTTGAAGGCGTCGAAGGTTCGGCCAAGGCGGTCGCCCTTATCGACGAACCACATCTGCCCCCACAGATCCTGTAAGCCGTTAGGGCTGGGCGTACCGGTCAACAGAATGATGCGCTTGACCTTGGTGTGCGCAACACGCGCGAGTGCCTTGGCGCGCTGTGTGCCCTGCCGTAAACGAAAGCCTTTCAACTTGGTCGCCTCATCCGCTACGACAGTCTTGAAGGGCCAACGGTCGCCCAACTCCTCGACCAACCAGGGTAATTGCTCGAAGTTCGTCGTGTAGATGTCCGACGGAATGCGTAACGCGGCGCGGCGTTCCTTGAGCGTGCCGGTAACGACGACGACGCGCAGGTGCTTCAAGTGGTTCCACTTGCGAACCTCATTCGGCCAGGTTGTGCGAGCGACGCGCAGAGGCGCAACGATCAACGCCGGGTACACGTCCTCGACGAAGGTCAGGTCTTCGAGTGCGGACAGAGTGGCACCTGTCTTGCCTGTACCAGGCGACGACCACACGGCGCAACGCTTATTGCCTACGATGAAGCCGCCGATCAGTTCCTGGTAGCGGCGGGGAATGAAATCAATTGCCATCCTTAGCCGCCTCCCTTCGTGCGTTACGCTCATTCAACCACTTCTGGTAGCGTTGCTCTGATCGTTGCGAAGCGGAGCACTTACCGGCGTCCGGCGAAAAGTATTCGAACCAAAGGCGGGGAGAGAATTTCTTGAACTCCTCCACGAAGAAACCGAATCGCATAACTTTTGCTTCCTGTTTCCCCAGACGTTTTTTCAGCCTCTCGACTTCGGATTCAAGTTCTTTGATCCGATCGTCTTTTGTAGTTGAAGAGAATATTTTTAGCATCAGCAAATCACCTTGAATTCTTCGTCAACGCGCAATTCCTCACGCAGCCAACCCTCCAAAAGCCATGCGATAACCACGTCAACACCCGCTTTGCTTTCCAGCCAAACCACTTCGGCGCCCGCAGCACGGCGACGCTCGTGGTCGCGCACCTGAGCTTCAGTAGGCTTTTTGCCGGTCGCTTTCAGCTCAACGAACAAGACGCGCCCGCCGAATGTGATCAGCCGA